GATCCTGCTTCTCTACAGAGAAAGTTTGAAGCTTTTGAAGAACAAGTTAGGCAACAGAATGAGGCTATACAAAAAGCTGCTATACAGCAAGAAGCTGAGGCTGATGCAAGAGAAGAAGCTTTCCGTAGATATGAGGTGGATGAAAATAACAGGACTAAGATTGAGGTTGCTAATATACAAGCATCAAGGGCTGAAGGTTCTGAGAATCCTCCTGAGGATAAAACTGATGAAACTAATTTGAAGAGAGCTTCTTTAGAAGAAACTAAAAGGTCTAATGTACGGAAGGAATCTCAAAAGGACCGAGAACTTTCAATTAGAGAGAAAATTGCAAGTCGTCCTGTGTCGAAATCTAGTAAAAAATCGTAGAGTTACGTTATACCAGATACTAACTAACCATTAATAATTTGTTTTATAAATTATTTAATATTATATTTGCAATGCAAAATTAAATTACAGTAGATATGAGTAAGAAAAATTTATTTTCTCAAGATTTGGGAGATATTGTGGAATTTGATAGTAAGGAATTTGATATAAATGCGGTTCTTGAATCAATACCTGCAATAGAAGATAATATTAAAGATTCTTCTGTCAAGAAGGATGATGATAACAAAAAAACTAAAGATGATGTAGAAGATACATCATTGGAAGATATTGATGAAGTCCTTGATAAGCAAACTAAAGCTGCTAAGGAAGATGTAGAAAAAATAGATAAGGCCGTTGAAGATATAGAGAAAACTGATGATAAAGCCTCTGCTTCCCTTAATAAAACGACTGAAACTTCTTCTGATGCTCCTTTTACTGTAATCTTTGCTAGGGACTTAGTAACGCAGGGGCTTTTATCATCTTTTAATGAAAAAGAGTTTTTAGAGGAATCTAAGAGTATTGGCGAAGCTGAGGCTCTTAGAAATCTTATTAAATCTGAAATAGATACTAATATAGAAACCGCTAAATCTGATTTAGATGAAGGATATAAAGAGTATCTTAACCTTGTAGGCAAGGGAGTTGCAATAGATACAGCTAATGATTTACTTTCTTTAAAGACTAGGTTTGATGGTATTAAAGTAGACGATCTTACTAAGGAAGAAAATACTGATCTTAGAAAGCAAGTTATGAAGGATTACTTTAGGCTTACTTCAAAGATGTCTGATGCTAAGATTGAAAAGACTGTACAAAGTAGCATAGATCTTGGTGAGGATATAGAAGAATCTAAAGAATATCTTAACGAGCTTAAGACTTTAATTAAGGATGAGATAGAAGCTGAAGAACAAGAGGCTCAGAGAATACAAGCACTTCAGGTTGAAGAAAATAGACGTAGTAGAGAAGTTTTGAAAGAAGATATAAATAGTCTTACTGAAATTATACCAGGTGTACAAATAAATAAGCAGACTAAGATTAAAATGTATGAAGATATAGTAAAACCTGTACAAGATGGCAAAGGAAGAACTACCAATGCCATTTGGGCAAAAAGATCTGAAGATCCAATGTTTTTTGATTCCAGATTAGCATATCTTTTGGAGACTGGTTATTTTGAGAAGGGTAAAGCCTGGAATAAAGCATCTCAAGCTAAAACTACTACTAGTATATCTGATTTAGAAAAAGCAATTCAAGATAAAAGTAATACAGTTTCTAAAGCAGGAACTCATGTATTACGAAGTCTTGAAGAAGATAAAACTACAAAAGCAAATATTGACAGCATGAGGGGAATCTTTGGTAAATAAAATATAAATCGCTTTAAATTAAATAGATAATGTTATCCATTTCAAAATTACAGATCGTAGATCCAAAACATTGGAGCGGTCTAACTCGTGAAAGTCATCTTGGTTGGCTTGGTATGCAGGAGCCTGAAATTATAAGTAAAACAATGAATCGTTTGTATGACCTTAATATAGGTTCTGACAACTTTGTTTCATTTATAAATAAGCTTCCTACTGAGTATATTAATGATGATGTTGTATATAGATGGTTTCTTCAGGGATCTGATGAAAGAAGTATTCCTCTTAAAGCAGCCTTTTCTGATCTTGCTTGTACTACAGTTGTTACAGATGCTGCTCAGGCTGGATTAAATAGGGGAATATTTTATATGTTGTTCCCAGAAAGATACTTTGAGGCCACATCACATATTGTAGGTTCTAAACCTGAATTATACCAGCTTAGGGTTATTGAAGATCCTGTACAGTTTGGTAACTACTGGAGATACAAAGTCCAGTTGTTCTCGGGTGACGATACCCTTTGGGTTCCGGCAGCTGATTTAGCTGCTAATACTATGTGGTCAGAACTCTTTGGTATGGTAGAACAGGAACTCTCTAAGAGAGGAACAAGTGTTCATCATACTGCTCCTTATCAGATGGAGAATGTACTTTCTATGATTCGTAAGAATTATAATGTTCCTGGTAATATGATTTCTAAAGGTAAGAATAAACCTCTTGCTTTTGCTTTTATAGATCAGAATGGTAAAGTACAGACTCGTTGGATTGATAAATTAGGTTGGGACTTTTATGTTCAGTTTGAGCGTGATAAGGCCCGCTTGCTTGGTTATGGTAAGTCTAATAAACTTGCTGATGGTACATATGGACATGTAGGTGAGTCTGGTAACACAATCAGGTCAGGATTTGGTTTGTATGAACAAATGGAATATGGTAATATTCTTTCTTATAATACATTCAGCCTTGATATGTTAACAGATTTTGCTATGGATATGTCTTATGGTAAAATACCAGAAGATAGTAGAGAGTTTGTTATATCTACAGGTGAATATGGTGCATATCAGTTCCATAGAGATGCTGTTAATAAAGCTAATGCAATAACCTATCTTAATGCTAATGTTAATATTAAGACAGAAGGTGGAAAACTTACATTAGATGAAGGACAGTTTTTGAATTATGTAGCTGTTAATGGTATTAAGTTTAAACTTACTATAGACCCTATGAAGGATGGTTATCCTAATACACTTAGGCATCCTGATGGTGGATTAGCAAGTTCATATATTTATGAAATATTTGATGTTGGAACTACTAATGGTAATTCTAATATATCAAAAGTTAGTGTTAAAGATGAAGAGGAATTCTTTGGGTATATTCCAGGATTGAGGGATCCATTTGATCCTTATAATAATAGGACAACTCCTAGAGTAATGGCTACTCCAGTAGATGGATATTCTGTATATAAAGGCTTCATTGGAGGTGTTAAAATAACCAACATGAAGAAAACTGCCAGAATTATTCCTTCTATTCTTCGTTAATTATAATGGTTGATAGGCTAGGGGATTGAGGCATTCTCAGACCCTAGCTTTATTAACTTAAATAGCAAATAAATTACAGTATAAATTATGGAAGCAAAGAAAAAAATTACAAGAGAAGAAGCATTTAGGAAAGGTTATTTACAAAACAAAAAGGTTTATTTAAGACCGGTAGTTAGAGGGGGGAAAATGATTAATTCTCCTATTCACGCTGCATATTTTCAGATTGAAGGTGCAAATAACTGGTTTCAGTTACCTAAAAATGAGCAGACTGGTGAGTTAGTTAATCCTTTTAGTGATGTAGAGGAAAAAGAATTTTTTGAGGGTGTATTAGATTTGGATCTTAATGTTTATAAAAAGAAGGATAATTTTTGGCATAAGTTTTTTGTCAAAGTTATAAAAGATTTTAATCTTATGCATGAGGGGTATGTATTTGATCTTGCAGACCCCTTGGATAATCTAAAGTGGAGAGTTACAAAACTTCAAAATTTTGTTGCACCTAGTTGGGATGAAAGACTTAATAGAGGTGAGTATCGTTTTGCTTTAGTTGAAGAAGGGTATGAAGAAAATAAAGAACAAACTGCTACGAATAAGATTATTGAGGCATATACATATTTAGGAAGTATACAAGGTTCATTAAAAGAATTAAAAGATTTCCTTGGAGTATATTATCTTGAAAAGAAAGAAATGAAGTTTGTTCCAGGTGATGCTGACAAAGACTGGCTTAGGAAAGAGATTAAAAATATTATTGAAAGCGATATAGATCTTTTCATTAAAATAATGAATGATCCTAAAGCTAAAATTAAAAATCTTATTTTACAAGGTATAAAAGCCGGTGCTATTGTTAAATCAGCAAGAAATAAATATGATATACCCGGTGAAGGTACTTCATATACATATGATGAAATAGTAGATTACTTGTCCAAAGCTGAAGAAGTTAAAGATGATGTATTCTTAAAAATTTTAGCACAGGTACGAGTTAGTAAGTAGCCATGACTGTCCAAAATATGAAAGATGAGACTGAACTACTTTATGAGTCAATTAATAGTAGTACAACTCCTGGATTTATAGATGAAGAATGGGAAATTAT